CTATCAGCAGCGGTTGCCTTTTCTGTTTTGTTTGGTTTTGTTGGTATTCCTTTTCTACTCATAATTTCTCGTTATTAAACCGCCACTACGCATAACAGCGGTTTTGTGCTATTTGCCCCATTAAGTTTGTTGTAAAATTGAAACTTTGTGCAAGGGCAAACAGACACAAAGCCGCAAACCGTTATAGGGCATTTAAGCCCCACGCATACCAATCAGCGGTGGAATATCACAACCATTATCAATCCCTTTAACATCTTCTTCAGTTACTTTTGTTTGAATGTAATCTAAACGACCTTCATCATACCATAATGCAACAGGCTCTTTACCTTCCTTTTCACATTTAGCAGTAATAAGGTATTGATTGCATCCAGTTAAATAAAAGCAAGTACCTGTAATTGTTCCTTTGAAGCCTGTGATTTTCTCAACTACTTCATCACCATTTTTGAATTTAAACTCTTTCGTTACCATAATAATTTGAATTAAAAACGCCCTATAACAATGTATAACCGCAAGTGGGGGCATCGTGCCAAATGCAAGTTATTTGCTCCTAATTTAGTTTATCGTCAATGTGAAAGGCTCGGAGCTTTCAATCCCCCACCTGACGGTTATACTTACCGTTATAAGCAAGCTGCTACGTTCCTACTCCGAATGAAAGTTCCCCATTGTTCAGCCATAGCTTTTGCCACCCCACTAAAAGTTTTTGAACTTTCCTTTTGGCTTGTGTTTACAAATTGGTATTTCTGTCCTCGTTTCTTACCTCCTGTATTGCTTGGCAAATACGGCTTATAGTTGCTTTTAATATCAGTCGGCTTTAATAGTGGCAAATTTTTCAACCACAATAATGTCCGCTTACTAAATTCGTGTCCATATTCGTATGGCTGTATCGCTTGGTTTTGTTTTGGTAATCCTACTGCTTTTAATGGTGTCGGATTCTCTACTGCAATATATTCAATCGGTGCATTTAGTAGTTGTAAAAACAAATCCTTCGCTTCCATTGCTTTTGTGTATCTATCTTGGCACAAATTACCTGCCGTTGGATACATCCATCTTGCTCCAGCCCTACTCATATAAGTGCAAGGTGGGTGTGCAATCATCATATCGTATTTGCCACTATAAGCCTCTTTTACTGCATCTCCTACAATATGCCATTCAGGTTTTCCACCACTACATTCTTGTAGGTCGCAACTATAAGCCTCAAATCCTAATTCTCGGAAAGCTCTACAAACTTCTTGGCTCTCCTCACAAGCTATTAATATTTTCATTTCAATTTAAGTTTTTCGTTAATAATCCGCAGCCATCTTATAACACGGGCTTGGCGCAATTTCCCCAACGCACAAGCCGACACACAACTGCGCCAAGCCCGAAAACGTTATAGTCAATACTAACAAGCTGAGGTGTAATTAACTTCCAGTACCTTACCAACTAAATCCTCCACAGCTTCCACCGATATATTTACGATATGGTAAGTCTCTTTATCTCGCTTTCTTATATATAATTTAGGTTTGTCTAGCTCTGGATAACACACCTCAATAGATTGCTTCTTGTTTAGCTTTTTGTGTAAGAAAAACCCACCGTAGCCCGTTTCTCTAAACTCTACTGGGTCGTTCATGTCTGTTCGTTTGAATCCTAAGTCTATGTAGTTTTGGTAGGTCATGTTGTTAAATGTTTTTAAATTCATTTTCAAGTTCAATAAGTTTCTGTTGGTGCTCTGATAAAATCAATTTACCTATAACCCGAAAAAGACTTGCTGGAACGTCAATGCTAGTATCAACACCATCTACCTTTAGATATGTTTCTCTAATTGTGACATTTTCAGATTGGGTGTAATTAGCGCGCTCTATGTTTTTATTACATTTCCTTATTTCCCATGAAATGTCTTTTGCTTTTTCTAGTTGTTCTTCTGTCATAATTTAATGAATAATGTTTCATACCTTAAAGGGTATAAAACGGGTTAATGAGTACTATATCATACCTTATCGGGGATAAACTTACTTACCCCACACTTCTTGCAGATTAACCTAGTTCCTTTGAACTTATTAATCTGATTGAAGTAGAACTCTCTTTCTGCTATTATATGTTTTTTGTGTGGGCACATTTTGTTTAAGTCTCCGACATTGGTGTCGGAGTGTTGTTATGTGGCATTTCCAGAATACATCGTAGTTACACCAAAATGTTCTGCAAAATCCTTATCCATGCTTTTAGTGTGCCATTGTAGAATTTTCGCTTCTAACATTTTGTTTCTCTCCTGCAAGTTATCAGTTTGTACCTTAATAAGTTCCTCGATAAGTTTACCTGTTTTAAATGCGAAAGCACTTATTGTTTTATCTTTGTTCATTTAGTATAGTTTGTATTGTTTATATTTAATTAACAGTTTTATTGAAACTTGCATTTCTTGCATCTTTTGATAATTCACCTACACCACAAAACATAGGTGGGTGAATCTCTGAATAGCTGCACTCTGTAAGGCTTATCATATTTAACTTGTCTTGTTTATTAGTTAAAAAACTGGACGTAATTCATTTAGTGATGTTTGGATTGTCTCTATTTGGTTTTTTATTTTATTAAATTTCTCTTGCGCTTTATTGTCCGACAAAACATAGTTGTTAGCACCACCGTAAATAGAATCCATGTCAACATCTAGTTGGTGGTATCTCCAGAATCCTTTAGCGTAACTTTTAAGCTCTGAAAGCTCCTTCTTTAGCTCTCTGCGCTCTTGTCCGCTTATTTTATATATTGGTTCATTTTTATTTAGATGCAAAAGCATATAATTGTGTGATTTTGGTGCTATTTGCATGTAATTGCATATAGTTGTTATTAAATAAAGTGACAAGGATTCAAAGTAGCAGCACCAATTTTTAAAATATTAGTATAAGCTCTGTACCTAGCTTTAGCATCAAGTACTGTCATTTTCTCGTCTTTGTATGTGTAAGTCCAATCTTTATTTGGAATCCTGTTTTTATCGAAATAATCAACAAATTCCTTCATTATACGCCTGCCTTTTTCAAAGTCTGCTTCTCTCATATAGCTATAAATCATAATCAAAAATCAAATCATGCGTATAAACCTCAGCTGCCTTATAAGCTTCACTATTGCAGTCCACCTCAAAGCCTTCTATTTTCATAGAAAGTAGCTCAAAATAGTTGCTTGGTTCGTTTTCACAGTCACCGCCTTCTTTGGTTTTCTCTACCGTTAATTCGTACATCTGATCTTGGAATTCAAAGTCTAGTTTGTGGATCATATCGTTCTATTAATTTAAATATATAAAGAGTCCTGCGTGACCCCTTAATAAAGTTTTTGGCTTTATCAAGGGTTGAAAAGGTAACGGATAACTGCATTAAGCACTCATGCTCATTTGATCGTTCAAATACAACATAGCTTTGGGGTGTGTCTGTTTTGTTTTCTTGTGTCATTCTTGTTCTATTTGATTTTTTTTAACTCCATTACGCACCATATAAGCTACCGTTTGATCTACTACCGCAGCCATATTAACAAAGTCCTGCGTGATCTCCAGTTTATCTTCTTTGGATAAGTCTTTTAAGACATGGTTCTCGATACGTTCTAAACACTTTTGAAGCTGGTTGGCTCTAAGTTTTAATTCCTCTCGAAACAGTCCATACCCTTCTATAAGTTCGTAATCATCCACTACGCACTCTAGGCAGGCTACAATTTTCATAAATCTCTCTTCGTTTGTTAAATTCATCTTTCTATAATGTAATATTTTTTTAAATCTAAATTAATCCATAATTCCCCAATTACTTTCTCAAAGCCATTAGCTTCTAACCAGGGCTGGAGCGTCCCTGATTTTTGTCCTTGTTTTTGTCTTAGCCTGTATGCTATTATTTTCTTTCTGTTGTTGAATCTAAAAAATCGCTGCTCAGGCTTTAAATCTATATCTATTGGGTCTAATTTGTGCATAAGGCGAATAAACTCTTCCCGTTGCAGTTTGGTTAAACCTTCTAGTAGTTTTGTTTTTCTGTGGTGGATGCTCATTACTGAATAGTCATTAGATTAATATTTCATACAATAACAAGGTTTGCTTCCATAGCACCCCTGACATGTTTCAGTTAACAGCTCTATTATAGTTGCTATTTGGTCTTCATTAAATCCTTTACTCTTTAAATTTTTTGTTATGTGTTCACCCCTGTAAACTTCTTTAAATTCCTTTATAGTTTGTTTTGTACTCATTTCACTTTCTTTGTCTCTATTCCCATAAAATCATAAAGGTTCTTTACCGCATCATTCTTATACTTGGTAATAAATTCGATCTGCTCATCACTTAGTCCATCCATACAGATAGATAGCCCGTATTCATTTATAATTTCATAAGGTATGTTTCTTTTGTCTAGTTCTGCTTTCATATCTTTATGTCGATTCGCATAAACTCTTTTTAATATTTTCACTTTAGCTAATAGATCCGATATGCTGTTAAATGGTAGGTAGTGTGTTTTCATTTTAGTTCTTTTGTTTCTATACTGAGTGCGTCAAATATTCTTTGTAAACTCTTTTCTTTATGCTTGTCAATAAACTCAAGTTGATCCTTATTTAAATTTTCAATAAAAAAATCTGACTTATCGTTCATTAAAGTTATACAGGAAGAAAACTTCTTTTTGAAGTCTTTTCTCATATCAAAATAGCTACTATCAAAAGCCTTTTGTATAATATCTGTCTTTTTCGCTAAATCATGTAAATTACTGAATGGTAAATAGTGCATTTTCATTTTAAATAATCTTCTAATATTGTTAATTTCGATAAAATAGCATCTGTTTCTTCCGCTATATATTTTTTAATAAGTTCATTCTTTATTTGCTCGAATGAATCGCTTTTATTGATTTTGTGAGACCCATTTTCATTGAAAATTGCGTAATTACCACCAAAAGTAAATAAATTAACTTCCTTGCACTCACCAACGTGTACACAAAGGTATTTAAATGGGCTACTTAAATTATAATTAAGCCATTTTTTATACTCCATATTAAACCTTTCTATTGCCTTTTCTTCTATTCTTTTTTCTAAAATCGTCTTTTCCATATTAATTTAAATAATCTTTTTCAATATCAAGCATTACAAGTTCTATGTCTGCTTTAATGTTCTGCAAAGCCTTAGAATAACCAGTAAGGAATTCGTTGCTTACAACCTCTGGTTTTGCGTTGTTTAACGCATGGTTGATTTTATCTAGGAGCTGTTGCATGGGGGTTTGTTGATCCATAAATCAAATATAAAACATATTTTTGACATAAGTTACAAAACTGTAACTTTTTGTGCCCTTAAAAGTTCAGCATAGCAACACTCTTCCCTATATTACTTCCCCCATAAGGATTATACCTGGGAACCTCTAGTCCTTTTTTAGTAAAGGTAACGTAGTTGTATAGACGAAGTTTAGCTTCATATCTAGTATCAATATAAACAGTTTTAGTTTGTTTGAGTTCTTTGACTGTTGGATCTATTGTAGGTTCCCAGGTTTGCAAATGGTGTAAAGGTGGAGCGTAATTACACTCGTTTATTACTTCATTAGTTTTGTTGCAAAGGACGAAGTATTTGTAGGGCTTGTTCATGGTAGTTGGTTCTAATTGGTTATACAGCAAACTTACATAACATTACTTTTAGATGCAATAGCTCAAATGTTAAAATTTGTTAAAATGAGATTGGTTAACTAAGATAATTAATCAAATCCGTTTCCGATTTAATCCATCCCATTTCAATAGCTTTTATAACCTGTTTTTTAATAACATAATTTCTTTTAAATCATCATTACTTAAATTAAACCATTCTCCAAACACTCTTTTTTCTCTGTACATTTCATGTGATGATTTTTCTATATCAATATTTAAAACTTTTATAATATCTAAATTACCAAACTCCCGAACTAATGTTTTCATCCTACTGCTCACATTTTTAGCCCTTCCTATCTTGTATAATTTAAGTTTTTCAGAGTAAATAAAGTAAGTAAAAATTCCTGTAGAGTTTTTGTAATTACTACAATCTATTTTATCATATTCTAAATAATTAAATATTATTTCATTTTCAGCCTTGTATTTTTGAGCGCAAAGTAATGTTTTAACCATTATCTCATTACCCATTACCGTTGTGTCTATAACTAATTGAACTAATTTATGTACAAATACTTTTTTATTATATCCCCTTCCGATTGTTTTATATAAACCTAAAGCCTTTAAAACTTTTATTAATTTAGATGAATGGCATTTAGCAATAAAATCGCTAAAATCATATTCAAATCCTTCTTCTTTTAAAACATAAAAAAGCCTTTCATACATTAATTCGTTATTAATTTTATCATGTATGTTTTTTATCCCTCTATTATTTATTTCTATAAAATCATTCATAAAAACAAATGTACTCATTTTTTTATAGTATAGCAAATAAATTAGAAACAAACTGCTTTACGGTTCTATTCCATTGAGAGAAGTAACGTAGTTAGAAGAAACCCTGTATAACTTCTAACCACATTAAACAACTGCTTGAACGGACTAAACCACTTCGGTTGCAACTTTGGGTCATTCTCCCAGGCGTTAGTATTTCAACCGCCACTATCAATACTCAGATAGCTAAAATTACCTGATCCAATAACCGTCTATCTTTATTAAGTGGTTAAAGTTTCGATACCATAAAGGTAAGCTACTTGTATTTTAAAAGACTATGGCAAACTTAGCATGTATTATGGTAGTTAATTTTACCATCTCCCTAGTAGGGTGAGTTACTGTTACTCTAACAATACTCATCAAAGATATAAAACAATAAAATAAAAAACAATACACCCAACTACAAGTTGCTTCATTTTTTCAAAAATCTTTTTTGGGAACCATAAAAAACCAAAAATCCTTTTGCAAAATAACTTCCAGAAAAATGGACTTTTAAAAATTAGTTCATTTGCGGTCGTTTAAGCGAAAATAGTTTGTTTATATATACCAATACACCACAAATACATTTAAACGCACACACGCGCACATAACACGCATACATATACATACACATACGCGCATTTGCGGCAGTTTGACGTTGATTTGCGGCGGTTTGAGGTGGTTTGGAAGTTTGGGGTATGTTATTCTTATTTTAACATTTTTTAACAGTTTATTGTTAAAAGGGGCTTGTGAGGCTTTTAAATTGTTCCTATGTTTGCTTAATAACCAATTAAATAAAACACTATGAAAACAACTAATTTATATGAACTAAAAAAAATAAAAACAGATTTTGAAGTAAAAAAAATAACTTGCTCCAAAGACTCTAGTCAATTTATTAGACAATTTTACGGGGATGATTTAGAAATTTACGAAAGTTTTTTTATTCTCTTATTAAATAGAGCCAACGAAACAATAGGATACGCAAAGATTAGCCAAGGCGGAATAGTTGGTACTGTTGTAGATGTTAAAATAATTTGTAAATATGTTATTGATTCTCTTTCAAGCGGTGTAATAATTGCCCACAATCATCCATCAGGCGCGCTAAAGGCAAGTAAACCAGATTTAGACATGACAAATAAAATAAAAGTTGCCTTATCTTATTTAGATACAAGTTTATTAGATAGTATTATTTTAACAAAAGAAAGTTATTTGTCACTAGCCGACGAAGGACAAATGTAATTTTAACATTTTTTAACAAATTAAAATTGACCCGCAAAATAAACAAATGTATATTTGAGTTATAACCAATTAAATAAAATGCCATGAAAATAATTGAAAAATATTTCGCAACACAAAAACAAGCTGAAAAGTATCAACAAAAACTTTATAGTTTATACGATTTTGTAAAATGCAGCCATGCGCCTTTATTTAGCGAATGTAAAATAGAACAACATGAAAACACTTCTTATATCTAGCCGCAATATAGAACAAGCCCAGCAAGCTTTAAATAAATTCTTTTATTCAACGTCTTATATTATACATGAAAATCTAATCATTGAAAATTCCAACGGCATAAGAAATGAACTATTTATAAAAAAAGAGAGAAATAGAATAAAAGTATATACAAACGCTTTTTAACATTTTTTAACAAATTAAAATTGACACAAAAAGAAAGTAAACGTATCTTTACTTTATAGGAACTATCCTTATAACCAACTAAATTTAAAACTATGAAAACAATTATCGTAACAGTAGGCGCTTTAATCTTAATGAATAACGCGCAAGCCCAAGACACCACCAAAACTCAATGCAAAGGAATTAAAGCCGATTCAACACAATGCAATTACTTTGTGACAACTGATTTTTGTAAGCACCATAACCCTAATATTATAAGATGCGGACAACCTACTTATAAAGGTACGGCTTGCAAAATGAAAGTCGAAACGGTTGGCGGTGTGTGTAGATACCACGCTCCTAAGGTTGTTACTGCAATAAATGAATAAAATAAGTATTAACCAAAACTTAAAACCATGAAAACTATTAAAGAAATAGATAAAGATTGGCAATTTTTAAAGCTTTGTATATCACTAACAAAACAAGGATTTAAATTCATTAAACAAAGAGGGGTTTCAAATGCACTTACCTTTCCTAGGGTAGATGCAAAAAGACTTTATTGTCCGTATACAAAACTACCATTTGTAAATTCACTACTGATGATAAGTCACGATAAAACTAAAATTTGTTATCAATTTGACCAATGGGCTGGGCGTTAATATTAATTTAAATAAAGCATTATGTACACACAAGTAATAACCCAAAACGGAATTTTTCACGCGCAAACCATAAGTGAGATTAAAGCAATAAACAAGGAGCATAAAATTATTGACTTGGTAGCTGGTTGTCCGATTGAAGAGTACAAAGAAGAATTAAGATATAAATATAAAATAACGGTTAAATAAAAGATAACCAACAAAAGCAAAAAGCCTTAGTATTAATTTACTAAGGCTTTTTTTTGTGCTATATTTTTTTAACAACATAATTTTATATTTAAAAATAAATAGTATATTGTTTTTATATGTACAAGAAATGAAACAACAACGAGTTAAGAAGCGCACGCCCGAACAAAAGAAACAGCAACTAATTGAGGCGTTAGAAAATTACAGGGATGAAATATATAATAGTATGTTAGACGATGTGAGTAACTCACACAAATATTTAGAGGAATTACGCAATGCAGATATAAAGCTATATAATGAGCGTAAAAAATTAGGGTTTATGTTGGAGGGCTTGCCTGAAAATGGATTTTCTGATTCAAATGATTATATAGTAACTGAAACGGACGATTTTTAGCGCGTACGGGTATATATGTATGTTGTTTCTATATACGGGCTAATTTTGTTGTATTTTTTACTAGAATATGTTAACAAAAGTTAAAAACGCCTATTTTATTGGGGATTTATGCGGTTGTGGATTTTAAAAATAATTAAGATTTTTATTTAGGGGGTAATTTTTGGGGGTAAATTATTAGCTCAAAGCCTTGTGTTTATTAGGGTTTTGAGAGTTTGTGGTTGGTTGTAAAAAGTTACACTTTTGTAACCATTTGACCCATGTAGAGGAATACCTAACCACATACCTATATAGAGTATAAAGAGAACAGTATATATAGAGAGGTTGTATCTATTATAAGAGAACAAGCAATAACAGGAACAAAGACAATAAATAACTAAGGGAACATAATAGGAGCAACAAACAAAGAACTGTTTAAGGTATCAAAGTATATACAAGGAATAGCACCAACGTAGACAAGACTTGCAATACCTTTGTTTATGTGTAGATACTAAGTAAGTGAAGCAACTAATTTAATACCCTTGTTTGGTTGGGCTATATATCCAATGCTATTAATGTAGTGTTTATATCGGTTTGGTTGTATACTTAATATTGTTTTGGGAGTGTTTTGTTGGGCTTGGTTGTTGTTAGATTCTTTTATAAGCACCATTGCCCGAACAATTTCCATACAAGCCCCAAAATTTCACTTTTTAACCCGAAAATATGTTAAAATTCCTTAAATTGGTGTATATTAACGTCGGGAAATATGCACTTTCTCCCGAGTAAAACACAAAAAAATGGCAAAAACGGTAATAATATTAGAAAAAGACGGGCAAATAGACGTTTATTCCACCTTAAAAAGCTTGTGTAAAGCAAAAATGGGCTTTAGTTATACCTATTTAGGTCGATTGAGGTTCGTTGATACGGAATACAAGGGATATTTAATCAAAAAACGGGCGATATTGAGATACTGAATGTCGGGAAATATGCACTTTCTCCCGAGTAAAACACTTTCGTGCTTCAAAACGCCCAACAATTTAATGTATAAGACTAAAAGGACATTAAATCCCTGAGCGGTGTATATCAACACAAAACAAGCGCACTAAAAGAATGTATGCGCGAAATGAAGTAGTATGTAAATATTGTATGATCGTGCGGCTATGGGGAGCTAATGCAGTGGTATGGGATGTGTAAAGCGTTTTTGATTGTTCGAGGGTACACGGTTGCAGTATTTTGAAATTCCTTTATCATTTGCGCCCCCCTTGTTCCTATTAATCATTCCACACCCATACCCCCACACACAATTCACGAAACGCGAAACAGAACAACCGTTTTTCACCACAAATAATCAAAATACCCGTCACATATATATCCCAAATTTGTGACCTACCCCATTTTAGCAATGTACCCTCTAAATAGGCGCAACCACCCCCTTGTATTAAAAACGTGTATAAGGTTGGTTCTATTAGATATAACAGACAATATTTGTCGCAAACATATACTATATATGCGACAATTTTAGACTACTTAACAGAAGCTTAACTACTTACTCACCCTCCCCTCAAACTCCCCCAAAAACCCCTCCTTATTAATATCCATCCATCCCCGTACCCGATGATCCTGATTATCCACGTGTATATCTACCATGAGTTTACGGGCGATAAGAGCTTTGTTGGTGGTGAAATAAATATCGGAGGGTTTGAAACCTAATTTAAATAGGTTCGTATATAGGTCTAGGTTGTTTTTATTAAAGTCACGCGCTGTTATGATAAAGATGGTATGTCCTTTAGCTAGGGATAGAGCCAACTTCCCTTTCTCGGTGGTTAGAGTCCCGTCATAATCAAATGATATTCTAAGAGTCTTAGGTTTCTTGAAGATCACTTTCCTTGTCCTTTATAGGGTTTTTTATAAAGCTTAGAAGTTTTGATTTTGCTTGACTTCTTTTTAGAGTTTACTCCTTTCCGTTTTATTTTCGTAGATTTGTGCATAGAACAAAAATAAAAACCATGAGATTAATTATTATTATAACGTATTGTATACTTGTCACATGCAGTAGTGCAAAGAAACCCATCAAAGGTAAAGCTTACAGTAAGATGTATAAATCAAATCAATCAAGATAGATTTGATTCCGACACTTCGTGTATCGTACTAAATAGAACCAATCAATGAACCCTCGGTAGATCCGACTCATTAATCAGATCGCGCAGAAGCTCATGTGCTTTGTCGATAGAATCAAACATAATCTCTCGTTCTTCATCTTTAGTATATTTCTCATAAAGTGAATCTTGTAAAGATTCTATCTTTCTATGGAAGTTATACTGAAGTTCAAATAAGAATCCGTGTATTGACATAGCGTTTGTGAATACACCTAATAGGTGCAAGTCATCTTCTTTTAATTCAAATGTTACTTTCATTGTTTTTGGTTTTAAATTCTTATAAAATCAGACATCGTTGTAAGCTCAATAGATCCCTTCTCTACTAAGTTCTCGTTAAGGAAGATCCTTTTCTTTTCTTGCATGGATAGAACCGATTTCTGGTAGTCTAGGTTCTCGTCTATGCTACCTTTTGCTATCAGGGAGTTAACGTGCATGGTTATCTTATCTTTAGCATCTTTGTTAAACGTTAGGTAATCAGTAGCTAAACAGAATATCTCAGCCATAGAGAATGGAAGTAGTGATGATATAATCCTTATTTCCCTCATTGTAAAGGAATCAATGTCTTTAAGTTTTGTGTAAAGCTGTATATGACTAATCCCTAAATAATCGGCAATGGTTTGCTTGCTATATCCAGATACAATTATTAGTTTTGCAAGTGGATGAAGGTTTTTGTGATTACTATATTTACGTTTTCGCTTCACTATAACTAAGATAAGAAAAAATTATGAAAGGCAATATAAGAACAGCTAATTTTTGGATCAGTAAACTGGATAAAAACGGTAAGGTATTAGAACAATTAGTTGCAACTAATGTAGTATGCACTGAACATGAGGGCAAGGTTTGGAATGAGCAGGAGAAACTAGGAAGAGCACTTCAGATTGCACAGGGCAAGAAGGGTGTAGCGATTACGGGCTGGGTGATTAAGAAAGCTGAGGTTAACATGAATGACTTCTACGGGCAGACTAGCTACGAGCTTTTCTAGCTTCTTTCTGGTAAGTAGCTTTATCTCCGTATAGGTTGTCTTTGCGCCTAACGAACATTAGATGCTGATCTTCTGACTTGAACTGCTCTTCTGCAAACTCTTTTACTTTACGCATAGAGGTTCTAAGCAGCCTACACCGCTTTAAGATCTCCATATCTTTCGGAAGCAGACCTGGTGAGGTATAACGGGGTGTGTGGTAAAACATCTCTATGTGTGATCCTTTTCTAAAATATAGGTGCAAAGCTGTATAATGATCTATGATCTCATCTCCGTATTTATAACCCTTATGTTTCATTTGTTTTTTGTAAGACATAAGCCAGTCTATATCCCCGTAGCGTTTAAGGTTAAACTCTAGCTCCATAGGGTTTGGTCTTTGCTTTCTGGTTTTTATTACCCTGATGTGCTTGTTCATGTCTTTAATTACATAAGCAAGTATCTTGGTGAACAAATACTTCTCGTGAAACATCTTAGTACCCATATACATGAACTCGTAGGTATAGCGGTAAGAGGTTACAATAGCAGCTCCTTTAATTACTACTTCTCTGTCCTCTCCCCTAAATATACGGGTGTCCATGTATATGGTTGGTGTCATATGGGGTAGCAGCTTCTGGCGTATTCAGGATCTATTGCTTCTAATGCTAAGCGAGTTTCCGTTTCAATCTCTTGCATGCGTTTGATTTCTTGCTTAGTCATGTTACAGGAGAGCAGTTCATTTACTTTCTTCTGTCTTAGCTCCAATAGCTTCTCGCATTTAAGGCGGTAGGTTTTAAACTGAGTCTTTCCTAGTAATTCGTTTTCAAAGGGTATTTTAGCCATTGGGTGTATGTTTTTGCCAGGTTGCGTTATCTATCTTGTGGTTGAATACAGTCTCTATTATTTTGGTAGCACTCTCATCAGAATCTATCTCTACGATTATCTTTTCTAGGTGCTTGATACAGAAGGCAAAGATCTCGTTTTTGACATGATCTTTAGGGTAAGGTGACTTTATGTTTGCTTTGATATATTCTCCAAACTCCATGCACTTATAGAAGTGTCTGATCTTTTCTGGTACTGTATGTCCGTTGGTTTCTTTGTGGATGTATTCCTCTTGTTCTTGTAGTGTCATACAAACAAATATATAAAATAATTCCATATAAAAACATTCATAAATAAGTGTTTTTATTACTTGTTTATCGTTTGATTTTTTACTATATTTGCAGTATCTGAAACGCAATACGAACATACCAATAAATCTAATCAAGCTGGTTAACAAGAAGAAAATTGTCAATCAGTTTAGGTTATATATGTATTTAAACAGAAATACAGATGGTGTGTTTTCGATCAATGATAAACTCATTGAGGATGCTAATTCTTTATTTGGTTACAAAACAAACAAGAGTTTCCACAATAACTTAATTAAGTTGCTGGATCTTGGATGGGTAGGCAAGGACAAGAACGGTATCTATTTCGTTAGAGGAATACAGTGGCTTTGTGATTACTATGGTTTTAGTAGTTTAAAGCGCGCTATTTTTAGGGATCAAGACTTTGCTCAGTTTAGAGCATTTATTGATTCCGCTGCTATTGGGCAGGTATGTGCATCAATTAAGGTAAGGGCTGGCAAGATGAGTCTAGCGACACACTTATCTAATGTTGATGGGCAGAGATTGTCTAATAGCTATCTTTCTAAGGCTCTTAATGTAAGTATGTCCAAAGCACAAAGAATGAAGACTTTGATGGCTAAGAGTGGATATGGTACAAAAGAGAGGGAGTTTGATGAAATGGTAGGGATAACTGTTCATGATATCATAAAGTTACTTGATACTGGACATGTTAAACCTGAGTTTTGTGTAAAGAGAGAAATTCGAGATGGGAAATGGAAGAGTATAGCCTACGTAAATAGACCCACAAGAGTTAAATCTTTTATTCCCTTAAAGAGAGTTAAGAAGATAAATAAGAACAATATATTGGCATGAATACTACATGGAAAAAAGTGGTTACAAATGTTTGGTTGGTTCTATTTAGTTAGTATTATAAGTATAATATAGATATACTAAAGAGATATATAGGGAGATATAATAAATAGAGATATAATATAAAAAGGAACGCGTCATTTTAAAAAAAAACAATCAAACAAAAGACTTAATCGTAAGAATAACTAAAAACGCACAAATGACATTTATTTTTTGCACATTTTCTTGATATATTAAATAATACATCTTAAAAATACACATAAAGTATATTCCTATAACATGAATCCTAAAATAATAAAAATCATAAGAAGACACATTCATAAGAAATTTAAAGATCAGTTGAATGTTCTTTTTGAGAAAATGTTAAAAGAAGAAATGGATAAACAATTTTTCTTGTAAAAAAAGTGTATATTGTAAATATGAGAAGATCACTTACAACCCTAGCTCTATTAACCTCAATAGGCGCAACCTCACAGATAGTCCTAGAAAACGGATTTATGTACAACGGCTTCTACAAGAACTTCACCACCCATGCTGGGTACCGTTATAGTTTTGCTGAAGCTAAGTTCTTCATGGTGCATGGCATAGATGTAAAGGGAGTGGAGTGGGTAGCTTATGCAACGCCTAATGATCGGTGGTATGATGTGGGTATAAGCTTTCAGACAGCGATGAATGAAAATGATAAATTATACGTAGGCAATGTTTCCTTTATTGGAAACTATTTTCTAAAAGAATGGATTGCTGCTGGCTTTCACATGTCCTTGCAAGCGGTAGAGGTAAGAGTTAGATTATTAGCACCATGAGAATATTAGCACTTTTTTTGCTGTGTAGCTGCTGCAAGCTAGACGATGGTTACACAAGATTCGTAACTAAGAAAGGAGATCACAGATCCACCCCTACGTGTTTAAAGATCAAAACTGATGCAGAGCTAAGTGGTTCTGTTTATTTCACAGAAGGTAGTAAGTATGAATTAGACACAGCAAATCAAAAGAACTGGAATAAAGTAACTGGATTTAGATTAGATCTACATACGGTACCAAAAGCAAGCGCAATGGTAGTTTGGAAATACAACAATAGAACCAACTTATTTGATGTTGCTCCGTATTTTAATAAAGATGGCATAGTGTTTCCTTCGCAAAGCAATGTGATAAGTGTTAACCCTTACGATTTGGTATTCTTTGATATTAGCTGCGATAAGGCAAGCTGCTTTGTGCATGTGTGGAGTGGATCACAGGAAGGGTTCGGTACCGTAGAGATAGACAAAGGGCTATTAGTGAAACAGGTTCACCCCTGGTTTGGAGGAAGCGTAGTAGCTCCAAAAGATGTGGAGATTTATTTAAAGATAAACTAGATTATAATATTTGTCTGTCAAAGCTTTATTAGTTTTGACTTATGAAACATATACTTCCTTTCTTACTATTCCCCTTAGCGTTAAACAGCCAGCACATCAGTGTATGCTATCAGGGAGATTTGGCTATAACTAGAGCTTTACCTCAGATAACGCCAACTGAGTGCGTAGAGATTTCTTATGTAGCGGTGTGTGATTATCAGTTTTATGCTGACAACAATAGAGACATAAATGCAATACAGAACTTGATTGTAGATGTAGTTGCAAGGGTAAATGAGCAGTATGCTACAAGTTTTCAGAAGCAGATCATATTAAGGTTAGATGATATTAAGATCAACACCACACCACAGCAAGATGAGTGGGAGGTAAATGGTGATGACTTATATAATAGGATTGCTACATTTAACTCATGGGTAAACGGCAGCACATATAGTGGAGCAGACCTAGTTTCTTTATGGACGGGAGATGATTTAAATGGGAGTGTTATTGGTCTTGCTTATACAGGTCAGGTGTGTGGGGCTTATGCGGTTAATGTGCTGGAGTATTTCAGTACAAGCGCAAGCTGGTTGTCGTTACTTGCTACACATGAGATTGGGCATAACTTCTCGGCTATGCATGATAATGGGTCAGGGTACATGATGTCGCCATATGTAAACAACGGAGGTTGGAGTCCAGCGTCTATTGCAAGCATAAACAATTATGTAAACGGTATGGGCTGTGGAGAGAACTGCGCCACAGTAAATCCTGATACTTGTTTTGGTTCTGTTACCATTATAGATACAATCAGAGACACAGTTCGATTGGTAGACGTTACATGGATCTTTGATACGATACGAGACGTTTATATACAAAAAGATACGATAACGGCTTACTATTATGATACGCTGTTTTATGTTGTTGTAATCAACGATACTGTTTATGTGTATGATACTATCTATATCACTGACACTATTGATGTTATCACTGGAATAGACGAGGCAACAAAACCGCTAAATAACGTGGTAGTTACAGGGATATTTGATATATTAGGAAGAGAGGTACACGCGATAAGAAACGATGGGTATTATCTGATTAACGGTAAGGTATATTACATAGGATTTTGAATACATTTGAGCATGATTTAAATAGGGGCAAGAAAATAGAGTACGAGGTATGTGATTTAATTAAGATTAAATACCCTAACGCTTATGTGGTTGATGGCAAGCACTCTGAATACGATATATGGATTCCAGAGATCAAGAGAAGCATTGAGGTTAAATATGACTTCAAGAGCTTAGAGACTGGGAATTATGTAATAGAGGTAGAGATGTACGGTAAAGACTCAGGGTTGTTTATTACTAAGGCGGATCATTGGGTATTCTTTGACTCAGAGGTTTTTGTTTGGACTACACCACAGGATATAATGAAGTTATTACTAAAGAAGAAGATAACACCAGCTACATTTACGGGTAAGGGGGATGTGAAGCCTAAGAAAGCTTATTTGCTTCCCGTTTCTTATGTAAAACAAATAGCAAACTTACAACACGCTAAAACATAAGTATGGTTGTGGTTGATTATCTTAGTAGTATATCATTATGAGAACATTAACATTTAGAAGTACAGCGCTCAGTGGTATCGCAAAATGCGATCCTATATATCCACAGAGTATAGAGAAGCATAACAAGAGTACGCTTAGAGATGTTACCAAAGGCAAAGACAACCGCAAATCCAAGGTTGTTAAAAAATCAGTTTAGATTATAAGTTTTTTTTCAACTATTTCCATTATACTTGTTTTAGACAGCGTCTGAATGGAGGTTAAAAAGAAGAAAAAAACAAACGTAAGAAATGCGATATTTATGTATCGCTATTTACGTTTCTGTAAATGTATTGACTGTGGAGTAAAAGACCCACGGGTTTTGCAGTTCGACCATGTGAGAGGAGAGAAGAAGGATCCTGTTTCGTCACTTGTTTATAGTGGCAAGAGCATGATTAGAATTAAAGATGAAATAAGAAAGTGTGAGATCAGATGTGCGAACTGCCATACGATTAAGACACATAAATTTAAATATCATATATAGTGGAAAGTTTGTAAAGATACATTATGAATAATATATATAGACCCATATTAGGGGAAATAAGAAAGATTGTGGTTGGAGATCCTAAGACTGGGTTTAGTTATACGGTTGGGGCTTACTTTGAGAAAGCTAACTTACAGATCACCTCCATAGAAAGAGATGAGAATGGTGCTTTGATATTTGGAAAGTTGTTGTATATTGTATGGGCAAAGAAAACAGATAGCGAGAAGGAGTTTGTTTGGAAGTACATACAAGACCAGCCCGTTATTGTAGAGTGTTTTACAACTGATGACTTGTAAAGAAATAAAATAATACAACATGAGCAGACTAGAACCGCATGAATTAAGAGTTGGAAACATTGTAGCTATCCCTGATGGAGCAAAGCACCACTCCATAGAGCCAATCTCTGCTTACCAGATATATCAGTTCACCAAGAACAAACAAGGAAGCAGAACACCTTCTTATTACAGCAAGATGTTTCCTGTGGCTCTCACAAGGGAGTGGTTGAACGATCTAGGATTCTTTGAGGAAAGTGGTAATCTTTTTATTTATAACTTCGAGGACGTAAGGATTAACATGCACGATTCCATGCAGAACAATATCGTGTATGACTTGCATACAAACCTAATGGACATAGAGATATTCTATGATTTACAATCTACCAAAGATCAGGTTGGTTATCAGATTACAATAAGACACGTAAAATATGTTCATCAAATGCAGAATTTTCTCTTTGAAGTTTTGCGAAAAGATCCTATCTTAATGAAAAATAATGAATTAACATTTAAAGCATGAGAGTAGAGATAGATACAGATAAAATTACATTGATAAATGAGGTGGTTATCTTGGATGTAGACAAGGACGCAAAGTCTTTTAAAGATCTAGGTAACGGTGTTAAGTTATATTTCGACACAGAGGTTGCTCCTTATAAGATAGAGACGGCTGTACAGAATGGTGTTGTGATGTACACGCCTAGCAAGACTAAGAGTAAAGAGATGAATTTAAGCATAGGTGATGACGCGTATTGCCATCACTTTATCTTGGAGCCAGAGGACTCTGAGATCATTGTTGCTGGAAAGAGTATGAGACAACTTGCGTACGATGATATCTATTGTATTTATAGAAGCGACACAGACATAGAGATGCTTACCAAATGGAACTTAGTAGAGCCAATAGAAGAAGAGGTTAAGACTGTGCTACACTTTGAGTACAAGGACAAGAAATACGTAAAGAATAAAGGGATATTAAGATTCAAGAACAAGGACTTGGAAGGCGCAGAACCAGGTGATACGGTTATCTTTACCAAGTATGGGGACTATGAGATTATGGTAGGAGGTAAGCTGTATTACAGAATGGCTAACGAAGATATTGAGGCTATTATAGTCTAGTATAACATTTGTATAAATGTAATAATCTACCTTTATTTTAAACATCAAAAAGAAAAGAAAATGGCGTATTCAATGTTAGCTTTAACAAAAGTAGCTGGAGGAACAGTTTACATAAATGAGAAAAAAATATTAACAGTACTTGAAAAAGGATCTGGTTCAGTTATTGAATTATTGAACGAAAGAACTAAAGATGTAGTAGAAGTAACTGCTGCTCCTTCTGCAATTTTAGCTTTGGTAAATAACTTCGTTACTGTTACTGCCAATGGGTTGGATTTACTTTTAAACCACGAAAGAATTGTTGATTTAGCAGATCAAAAAGTTATTTACGAAGGAAACGGATCAGGGAGAGAATTTGTGGTTGCTGAATCTGCTTCTGCTGTTGCAGTATTAATTAACGCTTTATAATCTTGTTAGGATAAAGTGTTCTACCCTGTAAGGTAGATTTTTAAAAACCCCCGAAGGTATGTCGTTTCAGATCAACATATAGGGGGTTTTTGCTTTTTATAACATTCATGTAATGTTTTTTCATTATAATTGATTTATAGGCGCTACCATAGGCACCGCGAATTAAATTAAAATGGAAAGACCAAAGAAGCTGTCAAATAAGCTATTTGAATACGCTGACTACTTAGAGCGTAGGCTAAAGCAGTACGACACACAAAAGACACTAGCATCATTTTATTTAGGAATTAAGAGTCAGATGGATCAGATCTCTGTGCTTATGCAATCGGTAAAGATTGACGAGAATATGCTTAGAGATAAGGACGATAGGTTTACCGATAGGATAACTAAATTCCAAGAGAAAGCAAAGAATCTCGCTGAGACATTAGTGTATCTAAGAGAAAAGATCGACCCAGAGGTTATCAGACAGGTAGAGCAAGAGGACGGTAGTATTTACGAGGAGTTAATCAATGAACTAAAAGCCAATGCAGAGTCCAAGTGAATACAATAGGGTGAGAAAGCTGTATGAGATGGATTGGGAAACGCCACCAGTCCCAGTTATAGAGCTGATAGACAACTTTAACTTACCCAAAAAAGATCAGAAGTTTCGTCCTCCCGTTATACCAGCAAACTTTGACAACATCCCAAAAGACGAGCAGATGAAGTTCCTTAAACGGGAACTAGACAGAAGGATCAATGGGTATTGGTTCTATAACAATGGGAACATAGAATATATGACTGGCTCTCATTATTTCTACTGCGCGTACTGGAAGATAGATGTACCTGGTGGGTATCCGCAGTGGAGGGATTCAGATAGGGATTTCTTTTATTTTTGGGAACTATGCAAGAACGATCCTAAATGCTTAGGTGCACTGTGGATTGCAAGACGAAGAACGGGTAAGACGTGGATCACTACTTCTATTGTATATGGGGAGACTACACTTAAAGATGATTCATTTGCAGGCATACAGTCTAAGACGAATAAAGATGCTGGAGATGTGTTTCGTAAGTTAATTTCAGCATGGAAGAAGCTTCCTGCATTCTTTAAGCCAACAGATAGTGGGGAAACCAATCCAAAGACATCGCTTAACTTTACGGAGCCAAGCACAAGAAATACTAAAGGGGTTCGCAAGACTTATAAGAACGTTTTGAACTCAGGGATAGATTATGGAGCTACGGTTGCTTCGTTTTATGATGGTAGAGCGTTGTATAGATACTACTTAGATGAGTTTGGAAAGATCACTGAATTAAGCGCATATGATCTATGGCAGATTGTAAAGGAGTGCTTGGTTGCTGGAGCTAAGATTAGGGGCAAGGCTCTATTAACTACTACGGTAGAGGAGATGGAGAAGGCTGGTGGTAAGTACGCTAAGATGCTTTGGGAGGACTCTAACCCTAGGGAGACAAACAAACTAGGCAGAACCAAATCAGGGCTTTATAGATATTTCGCTCCTGCGTATATGGGCTTTGATGAGTTCATAGATGAGTATGGGTATTCAGATATAGAAGGAGCTAAGGAGTATTTAAGAGCGGCTAGATCTGAGCTTTCTGGTATCGCGCTTGCTTCAGAAAGACGTAAGTTTCCTTTTGTGGTTGAAGAAGCGTTTAGGGTAGATAAGGATGCGGTGTTTGATTCTACTAGCATCTACACGCAGATAGAATATAACGACACTATGCCTGAGAAGTTAAGGCAAGGTAACTTGGTGTGGGTAGAGAAAGATAAGAGCGTGAGGTTTATGGATTCTACAAATGGGAGGTGGAAGATTTACCAATTACCAAGACCAGAGGAGGTTAACAAGATTACGGTAATGAATGGTGCACTATCACCATGTAACAATAAGACGTTTGTAAGTGGAGTCGATCCATTCGATCAGTCTAAGACGTTCCATGACAAGCGATCAGATGCAGCTAGTTATGTGTTTAGGATGCTAGATCCATTTGAACCTATTGGATCTAATTGCTTTGTTGCTCAGTATGTTGCACGTCCCCCCACAGCAGATATGTTTTTTGAGGACATGATTATGCAGTGTGTGTATTATGGGTGTACGATCTTAGCTGAGAGCAACAGACCAGGATTACTAGAGCATTTTAGGAGAAGGGGTTTTTCTAACTTCTTAATGAATAGACCAGGCGGTGTAGCAGGAGAGAAAGGAATCCCGATGAGTGGTTCTTCTTCTAGGGAGTTGCTGTTAAGGGTGATTACCAATTATGTGTATGATTATGTGGGCTGGATCCATGAAGAGGACAGAAATGGGGAGATGTTCTTTAATGATCTTTTGCATGAGTGGATTAACTTTGAAGCGGACAACTGGACACCGTATGACATGACGGTTGCTTCTGGGTTAACGCTAATAGCTGCAATGTCCCACACGATAAAGGCAGAACGCAATGAAGAGAAGCGTAGAAAGAATGTAATTAATTTTCCTACGTTTAGAGTACAGGGGCGTAGGTATTAAGTTAATTATAACATACTTACGATTATATTATTATATTTTTACTTAAAATAGCATTTAATGACTTTAAAGGCAATGGGATTTCCCAGTGATTTTGTATCACAAAAAGAGAAAGAAAGTAAGGAGTATGGAGCGCAGATGGCAAAAGCTATCTATTCTAATTTCATATCCAGTAATTCAGACTACGAAGAAAAGGTTCGTAGGTTCATGGATAACAGAAGATATGCAGAGGGTCTTCAGAGCATGGAGAAATACAAGTCTCAAATGAGTATTAAGGATGATGTTTATTTAAACATTGACTGGAGTGTTATTTCTATCATACCTGTGTTTGTGGATTTGATGGTTGGGGAGATCTTAAACTCTGAGTTCAAAATAGTCGCAAATGCTATTGACTCCATGTCTATCACAGAGAAAGATAAGGAAAGAGCAAAGCTAATCGCTAGAATGAAGTTAAAGGATTTCGATCAGTACATGAAAGACAACGGTCTTACAGGTCAAATATCTGATTTAGATTATGTTCCAGCAAACATGGATGAGATTGAGCTTCATATGGATATGAACCATAAGCTTGCTACTGAGATCACTATGGAGGAGTTCATTAAGTTTATATTTAAGTTTAATGACGACACAGAATTAAAGAGAAAGATTTACAGAGACATTATCACGTTAAAGACTGGTGTTGCCAAATGCTTTATTAACGAATACGATGAGGTTGAGTTAAGATATGTAGATCCTGTAAACTTTATCACCTCTTACTCACGCAAAGACGATTACTCAGATGCTAAGTTTGCAGCAGAGCTAATGTATGTAGATATTGCAGAGCTAAGAAGAATGGGTAAGGGAGAACTTACGGAGGAATGTTTGTTTGATATAGCTAAAGCAGCAGGTAAAGACGAGTGGAGATTCGGAAGTAATTACGCGAGCTACTACAATGAGTACGGAGATAATTATTTCGGGTACGATGACTTCTTGATTCCTGTACTTGACTTTCAGTTCATCTCTACTGACATTAAAACATTTGAAGAAAAACCGAACAATTATGGTGGGTTCTATTTCAATGAGAAATCGCACAATTACAAAACAGAAGATCCAAACAGAAAGATCTACAAGAAAGAGCTAGAATTCAAATACGGTGGTTATTGGTGCATGGGTGCTGATAAGATATTTGGCTATGGAATGAAGCATGATATTGTTAGACGTAAGAAGTCAGGGATATATTCTCCTGAGTGCGATCTTGATTATATTGTGTACTCTCCAAACAAATACGACATGGAGAATAAATCCTTGGTAGAAAGGATGATACCTCATGCCGATCAGATACAACTTGCTTCTAATAAGATGCAGCACCTGATGATGAAGATGAAGCCTGCTGGTCTAGCAATAGACATAGGTGCAATGCAAGACATCATACTAGGAAAGCTTGGTTCAGCAGATCCACTAGACTTAATTAATCTATATGAGCAGCAAGGAGTTATGTTTTACAACAGCCTTGATGAGAACGGTGTACCATCCAATAGACCGCCTATTGCTGAGATTAAGAACGTAATGGGTACCGCGCTTCAGGAATTACAAAGCGTGTATAGCTTTCACCAGCAGAAGATTAGAGAGATCACTGGTATCAATGAGATGCGAGATGGCAACTCTGTGAGTGAGGACATTTCCTATAAGACTCAGCAACAAGCACTTCAGGCTTCAAGAAACGCAACAAAAGAGTTAAACAACTCATTCTTAAACATATGGGAACGTATGGCTAGACGTTGCAGTGACTTTGTTAGCTACCTTATTGAGGGAGACAGAATAGATGCGTATAAAAACGTACTAGGTTCTGTGTCTGTTGATTTGTTAAAACTAAACAAAGACATGCCTATGTCTGAGTTTGGTATTTATTTTGAAGCTCTCCCAGACGCATCAGAGAGAGATCTTATCGAGCAGAACATACAAATATCCTTAAAGAACGGAGAGATCCGACCAGAGGACGCAATGAGTGTACGTGAGGTATCTAAGACTAGCGTTAAAAAAGCTGTTCAGTATTTAAAGCTAAGAAGAAAGCAATATCAAAAAGAACTTTCAGAGAAGTCTAAACAGGAGCAAGAGCAGAACGCTATGCTTCAGCAGCAATCAGCAGAAGCCAAACATCAGATGGTTATGCAAGAGCAGCAGATGAAGATGAAAGAGATCGAACTTAAAATGCAGATGGAGGATAAGAACAACCAACAGCAGCATTTAAGAAAGATGGAGCAAATCAAATTAGAAGGGCAGATAAAGTCAGGACACATTGAGCAAGCGTCAGATGAGGACTTTAAGAAGACAGCATTAAGTGATGCTGTTAAGCAGCCCCGATTATTCGAGGGAGATCCGACAGTTTAAGATCTTATTAAGATCTCGTCTTCACTAATCTGAAGGGCTTCTGCAAGACGTTCAATAGTCTGTATTTTAGGCTTTGTGTTTTTACCATTCTCTATACATGAGATAATAGATATGGATATGTCTGCTTCTAAGCTTAACTCAGCTTGTGACATTTCCCTTTGGATCCTTATCCTTCGCATGGCTTCTCCGTTAATCATTAACATAATGTTTTGGTTTGAACTTATAATTTAATGTGAACTACCCACCTACGCTAAATGCAATTGGTTGAGCTTCAGGGGTCAACGCTCCAACTAATGTTGGCAACTCACCTTGATTTTTAAGAGTGTGTTCCCCACTCAAATATTTTCTAATAGCAAATGATTTAATGTTTATGGCAGCGTTTTTATCACGATCGAGAACAGAGTTACAATTACAACAAGTCCATTCACGGTCTTTTAATGTTAGCTCCTTATTAATATTTCCACAACAAGAACAAGTCTTTGACGATGGTTCAAAACGTCCTATTTTTAGGATATTTTTACCATGCCAATTAGCTTTATACTCTAACATGGAGACAAAAGTAGACCAACCAACATCACTTATAGCTTGTGCTAAATTGTGATTTTTCATCATATTACTAACAGCTAAATCCTCTAATGCTATCGTTTGGTTCTCGCGAATTAGCTTAATGGATGTTTTATGCAAAAAATCTTTGCGTTTATTAACTACTTTTTCATGTAGTAAAGCAAGACGATGTTTCGTTCTCCTGCCTTTGTTTTTTGAATATTTACGTTGTACATACTTTAATTTTAATTGCACTTTCTGTAAGTACTTAGGGTTATTAAAAACCTCACCACCAGAAGTAATTGCAAAATGTTTAATACCTAAATCGACTCCGACAGTAGTATTTTCTGTTATAGGTGCATTAATTGAATTTTCAGTATAGGCGTCAACCAATATCGAAGCAAAGTATTTCCCTGTTGGAGTAATACTTATAGTCGCATTCTTAATAATCCCATTAATTTCCCTGTGTAAAGCAACATTAATTCCTTCTCTGAATTTAGGGATTATGAGTTTACTATCTTTCATCAATACTTTTTGTGGTACAAAAAAAGATCGCTTCCCTTTATTTTTTGATTTAAATTTAGGAAATCCAGCACCCTTAAAAAACAACTTAAATGCAATATCCATATCGAGTATGGATTGTTGCAATGACTGGCTATTAACTTCCGTTAACCAATTGCATTCTTTTTTAAGTTCTGGAAGTTGTTTTATTAAATCAAAATGTGAAAAATTATATTTACAACCTATATATGCAGTTTTTTTTGTCTCTAAAGCTAGGTTATATACAAAACGACTGCCATCTATGTGCTTTCGTATAAGCTCTTTTTGTGGCTCACTTGGGTATATTCTGTATTTATACGCCTTAAACATATTACAAGAATACAATATTATTTTGACAAACAGATTAATTTATTCTAAAAACTTCAAATAAAACATAATCAATTACACGGTATTAATATTTAATACTGACTGTACTTCATGCTTATACATATAATACAGTATAACATTTACATAAATCTAATTCCATATTTTTATTTTAAATATAAATTTAATTAAATGGAAAATAACGAGTTAGATGACTTAATTGCATCAATGGTTCAAAGTGAGGGATTGGAGGTTAAGGGTAGTGATGAAGAGTTTGTCCCAAATGAAGAAAACCATCCAGTAGAGATGGAGGTTGCAGAGGTAGTTAAAGAGGTAAAAGAAGAAGCAAAGGAAGAGGAGGGGGAAGAGAAAGATTTAGATGATGTAATATCAGACCTATCTAAAGAGTATGGGGTTGAGGTTACAGAGAATGAAGTAGTAGAGAGTTCTTTGAAAGATGACAAAGTAGATTTAGATGCTTTGATCGCTGAAAAAACAAATGGGAAGTTCAAGTCTTTGGATGAGTTGAATAGCTACAACCCAGAACCACAGTTCGCTTCAGAGAGAATTAAAAAACTAAATGAGCTAGAGCAGAGTGGAGTGGATATTTTAGATGTGCTTAAATACGACTCATTAAAGATCGAATCTTTTGACACAGATAACGTAAATCAGGCTATCGCTTTGATTAAACAAAAAATGAAGCTAGATGATCCAGATGCTACGGAGGATGAGATTAATTATCTGGTTAAGAAGCAGTATAGTCTTAACGAGGATATGGATGAGGATGATTATAAGTATCAAGAGACCCTAATCAAAAAGACAGCGAGAAAAGCAAAAAAAGAATTACTTGAATATAAAGACAAGCTTAACCTTCCGAGTAGCAATGCAAAGAAGGATGAGATCCAGAAGCAATACCAAGAACAGGTAAAGCAATGGAATGATGTTGTTTCCAACAAATTAGCTACATATAAAGAACAGAAGTTTTCTCTAGGAGAATCCGAGAACTTTAGTTTTGCAGTAGATGATAGTACAAAAAAGGAAATATTAGAAGCAGCAACTAATCTTAATCAGTTCTGGGCTGGCTATACCAAGCCTGACGGAACCACTGATATGGATAAGTTTTTTTCTGATATGCTCTTAATGAAAAAAAAGGAAGCAATTTTAAAATCGGTTTATGCGCAAGGTGGAGCAAAAAAAGCCAAAGAGATTATCTCTAAGCTAAGTAATGCAAAACCTAAAGGAGCAAGTAAACCAATGAAGGGAGATCAAAACCTATCTATTGCAGAGCAGGTGTTAAAATCTCTAAACTATTAATAATAAAAACAAAACAAACAAATGGCTACATTTACACCTAGTGCGTTTCAATCACGTACTGACTATAACTTTGTAAGTTCTTTCAACTTACACAAACCTGAGTATGATTCTCAGTTGGTAAAAAGATACGGAGACGGTCTTTTAACTGGACTTTTAATGGAAATGGGAATGTCTGTTGGCGTTTCATCTAAGGTTTATTCTCACTTTGAGGAAGATCGTTTGATGCCAAAGATAAAAGCTACTAACGCTGGTGCTGGTCTTGCTGGCGCTGCTGTAACTTTTACCATTCATGCTGATGCTAAAAAGTCAACTTCACAAGGTGTTGATCCTTATTCTGGAACCCCTGTATCTATACAGTCTGTACCAGTAAGAAACAACGACATCATTTTGATTAAGCCTGCTGCTGGAACCACTGTTTCTGCTGTAAACTATATCAAATGTATCGTTTCTGGAGTTAACGCTTCTGCTGGAACTTTCGTTGCTACTCCTATTAAATCAACTGGTGTTATCCCATCTGTTGCTGCTGCTGACGAAATCGTTATCATCGGTAATGCTCACGGTGAAGCTTCTAACCAGCCTTTAGGATTAACCAACAAAGTATTGGAGTTCAAAAACAACTTACAAATCTTAAAAAACACTTACCAAATTTCAGGAACAGAGAAATCTATCGTTCTTTGGACTAAGGTAGTTGGTAAAGATGGTAAGACTGGTTATGTATATAGCATCAAAGGAGAAGATGACACTTACAAGCAGTTCTTAAATTACAGAGAGCTTTCTTTATTGTTATCTGAAAAAATCACTAACAACGTTGTTTCTGATGCTTTCGGTACTTTACAAGAGCCAATCGCTATGACAGAGGGTCTTATTCCTTTTGCTAACGGAGGTGTTGTTTCTAACTACGCTGGTGTTAGTGGAATGACTATCACTGACTTCATCAACTTGACTAAAGAGCTTGATAAAGAAAAAGGATCTAAAGAGAATTTACTTCTTTGCGGTATCAACCTTTCTTTACAATTAGATACTGAGTTGAGAGATGATTTCACTGCTGGAGCAATTTCTTACGGAAACTTCAAAATGGGAGACAAAAAAGCAATCGACTTAGAATTTTCTAAATTAAAAGTTGGTGGTTATACATTCCACAAGAAAACCTATGACACATTTAACGATGCTCAGACATTAGGTGCTTCTGGTTATGGATTCCCAGACGAGGGTATGATTATCCCAATGGACAACCAAGTAGATGCAAAATCAAGAGAGAAAATTCCTTCCATCAGAATGAGATACCTAGTTGATCCTTCAACTGGTGAATCAAGAGAGATGAAAGTTGAAGCTGTTGACTTGTTCAAAATGGGCGACCAAGGTAAAGACGTTTTTGAGGTTCGTTACTTATCTGAGTGCGGATTTGAAGGATTCGGACAAAACAGATTTGGATATATCAAAAAAGCGTAAATTCTTTTTTAAACTAAGAGGGGGCGTTAATGCTCCCTCTTTTTTATTAACATTAAAATTAAATAACAATGAAATCAAACACAGTAACATTTTACTTAGACGTAGAGAATCCCCCAAAAGCATGTATAATTCCATGTGAAGATAATATTTTGATTAAAGGGAAGGGAGGGGAACTTATAGAGAAAGCTATCCGATATGTACCAGGAGAGCCATCAATTTACAAAGACGAACAATCACCAAGTGCCACAAGAAGAGCACAGAATGTGGTAATTAGAAACGGAGTTTTAGTAGTAAATAAAACAGAGGTTTCTTTACTAAACTTTCTTAGAAACTGCAACTATAATGGTAGTAACGAGAGGAGAAAGGAATCATCAAATGTAATATTTTTCGAGACTGTACCAGGCAAAGATTCTCACGAATACTTAGTAGAGGAGAAATCTAAAATTGCCATTCAATATAAAGTACTAAACATGGGTATATCTGATATAGAAGCTTTGGCTTATGGCTTTGGTATGCAGCATGTTAGTAATCAAATGTCAGCAGATTTACGTAAAGACGTACTTATAATGGCAACAAACAAACCAGATGTCTTTGAAACTATTGACAAGAACATGGATTTGCACAGAGTTAAGCACACAATCATTAAAGGGATTGAAGCTGGACAGGTAATCATTCAAAACAATAGAGTTGTGTTAAGAGGTGGAAGTCAGGTATTTGAATGTGACTTTGGTCTTGACATCCTTACAGAGTTTGCTAAGTTCTGCATGTCTACATCAGGCAAGTCTGTTTATGCTAATATTTTCTCTATCGTTAAGCCAGATGAGAAGATAGACTCAGTAGTAAAAGCAGAAGATCCTTTGACACTAGATGGTGTTACTGAGTATAACGTAGAGGAGTTGTTTGATAAAGCATACGATCTTGGGTTTATAAGAAGATCAGGAAAGAAGTTTGTTTACAACAATACAATCGGTGAAGATATTGAGCTTGGTATAAACAAAAGCTTCTCTATCACAGCATTAGACAACGACAGAGATGTGCTAAAAGAAATAAGCGCGAGAGTTTAATTCTTTTTAATTCAATGAAAAAGGGGGTACATAGAAATATGATACCCCTTTTTTTGTACTTGTTATTTGTTATAATATAATTATGAAATCTAATGCGTTTATTTGTTTCATAACACATCATTATAAATGACACCATCATATAGTAGCAACGTTAATTTTAATAACGTTACAAAACAGATAGTTTACACAGACACAACTGATTACACAGGATTTACTGTGGACTCCATGTCTGTTTCTATTATTGATCCAGTAGGAGCTGTTTATACCAAGTCAGATATGACTACTGGTTCTAATACTTATACATTTTCACCCTCACTAGATAGTGACGGAGAGATCATAAGAGGTATATACAACATTACACAGTTAGCTGTTGGTGCTGGTACCGATGGTCAGAGAGTGTCAAATATAAACTTTAACTACGTACAACCTACTATTGATTTAGGTTTAACGGTTAATTGCATTATACCAAAGCTTTCATCTAAGGATAACACCAACTACACTGTAAACGGAGAAAATCCATCTACTGCCACTTATGCGCACAAGATAGAATATCCGCAAACTACTGAAGCTGCTGATGTTACTGGCACAGGACAATTACTTGAAACAGGGACATTCTATACCATTAAAAATATTGGATTACAACACTCTTCCACAATAGTGTCTACTGTTGCTTGGACGTTTAATGGATGGAGTGTTAACGATGTACTTACAGGAGATGCTTATGTAGATGTATTCTGCGATAATGATTTGTGTGATGTATATTGCTGCATGAGATCTCATTGGCAAGCTTGGATTAACGCTAAATGCAAATCCAAAACTGAGTATGAGAAACAAGGAGATATACTTGCTAAATTAATCATAAACGTAACATTGCTCAAACAAGCAATGGAGTGTGGAAAAGGCGATGACATCTCTAAGTATGTAGAACAAATTAAAACAATAGGAAATTGTTCTGGTGATTGTGGATGTGAAGACGGAGCACCGATACTGGTTACAGGGCTTGGCGGAGCAATTTCAGGTGGTACACCAGTAGACACCACTACAACCGTTGTTTCTGGTGATGCCAGAATAATTGTATCTAACAACACAATAGGAACAAACACAACAGCAACAATTTCCTTAGACGGTAATTTTTCTGCTGATAATATTCCTTTGGTGGATGTTGGAGGTTTATTTACCGCAACAGAGGTTGAGGCTGCATTAGCAGAATTAGCCGCAAAGATAGTTGCTTTACAAACTCTTTCGGGAGTATCTAGCGGAAGTACAAACTTAGGAACGTTTACGGGAGCAACCATACCAGATAATCTTACAGTTAAAGCAGCATTTCAAGCTATTGAAACTGCCATTGAGAGTGGGTCTATCGGTGGAGCAAACCTAGTAGCTGTACCAGCTCCTTCTATCGTAACAATCACGTCTGATACAGGAACTGATGCTGTTATACCTTTAACTGACGGAACAAATGCGGGATTGTTTAGCCCAACAGAAAAAACGAAATTAGGGAATGTAACAGCTACAACACCTGTAAACTTAGATTTATTAAATAGCTACGTAAAGAAATCAAACTTCACCGCTACTGCTAGTCCATCTATTACAGATGACTCTAGTGCTGGTTATGCTGTTGGTTCTAAGTGGGTTGATGTTACGAACGACAACGTATTTGAATTAGTAGACTCTACCATTGGAGCTGCTATTTGGAAAAAAACAAACACAGAAGCTAACTTAGGATTCGTTCCAAGTGCTACCTCTGGTACAGTAACTTCTAGCTCAGGTGTGAGTGCAGTTCTTTCAGTAGCTACAAATACCAATGGTGGTTTGATGAGTGCTGCTGATAAGATAAAAGCAGATTACGTAAGTATCAACCAATCATTCGATGCTGACTTTGTAGGAACTAACGTAAAGAAAAACAAGTATGATGGAACAGTAGCTCCAACAACTTCAAATGATAGCACACAAGGTTATAGTGTAGCTTCTATTTGGGTTGACGTAGTTGCTAATACAGCTTATATATGTGTAGATGCTTCTGTTGGCGCTGCCCTGTGGGATGAAGCTGGTGGTGGCGGTGGTGGTGGTGGAGTGACAAACCTTGCTTACACAGCATCTCCAACAAACGGTATTGTAACTTCTGATACAGGAACCGATGCTACACTTACATTAGCTACAACTGTAAATGCAGGACTTTTGGAGCCAGCAGATAAAGTAAAAATTAATACAATAATCCAAAATGAATACAATGCAGGAGTAGATCCTACTGTATCTGATGATAACACACAGGGGTATGAAGTTGGTTCTTTGTGGGTTAACACATCCAACAATAAAGCGTATGTAGCGGTAGATGTTTCTACTGGAGCTGCCATATGGGATCAAACAAACGCTGTTGGTGGTGGTGCTACAAACCTATCTGTAACATCAATTACATCAACAGGTCTTACTGTTGCTTCTGACACAGGAACTGATGCAGCTATACCAGCAGCAACCACTTCTGATGCAGGACTTCTTGTTGCAGCAGACAAGGTAAAAATAAACACAATCTTATTTAATAAACTAGATGGTACAGCAGCTCCAACAACAGGAGATGATAGTGCAGATGGATATACGGTAGGATCTGTATGGATTGACACCACAAACGATAAATTCTATGTATGTGTTGATAGTACGATTGGTGCTGCTGTATGGAAGATAGGATCCGTTACAGCTTTAGGAGATCTATCCGATGTTGTTACTGCTGGAGCTGTAACTGACGATGTACTTTCTTTTGATGGTTCTGATTGGATTGCAGCACCACTTCCTGGTTATTGGCTTACACAAGCTTACACAACGGTTACTTATGGTGCAACCACCACAATAGCTGTATCACTAGCTGGAGCAGGAGTAAATAGAAAACTTACATTAACAGGAAACACGGTAATCGCAATTACGGGTGCTGTAAATGGAATGACTGGAGAGCTTATCGTAACACAAGATGCAACTGGAGGTAGACAAATTACAGGACTTCCAGCAACAAGTGTTATAGTAGAATCTACAACATTACCAAACTTATTAAGCCCAGGAGCAAACGATGTTACCATCTTGTCATGGAGATATGATGGAACTACATTCTTTTGGGATTACGGTAAAAACTTCGGATAATGGGTTTTTTTAGAAAGTTTTATAGATTAATATTCAACACCAACAAACAGAGTGGATTTACTCCCTCTGTTACTAAGAGCACTGGAGAGGTGGTTACTTGGTGGTTTGGCAATGAAGGTAAAACGAAGAGTAATTCTCCCACGTTTAACTTTGCCAATACAACTACCAAGCAGGTTAGTGCTTCATTTGATAACACTTCATTGGTATCTCAATTAATACTTACAAATGATGGTATTGTTGGAGGTGTTGATATAGGTGAGTTTACTTCTTTAACGTATATTGATGTAAGTGTTATGGCTGATTTGACATCTATAACATTTCCAACATCAAGTTCTGTAACCAGCATATTCTATGTTTATAGTAACCCAGCATTAAGTTCTATAAATATAAGTGGACTTAGTGGGCTTGGAGGTCAGGTTTACATGAATAATAACGCTGCTTTAACTAGCATTACTTTACCTACAAGTTCAAGTGCTATCAGTATATTTGATTGTAACGGATGCCCTTTATTAACATCTATAAATCTATCTACTGTAACGAACATATCCAATAACATAAACTTCAATAACTGTGGATCGTTAACCAGTGTTACGTTCCCTACTAATACAAACGCACAATCAATAACATTTAGATCTTGTAATTTAACTGGTAATGCAAACTTTTCTGGCTTAACTGGAGATCTATACAATATAGATTTCTACTTCAATCCTTTGCTTACAAGCATCACTACCCCCACAAACTCAAACGACTTTAATGAGTTCAATATTCAGTTTTGTAACATTACAGGAACACTTAACTTGTCTAGTTTTTCAAATGGAGGTAAGATATATTCTTTAAACAATAATCCATTGTTAACAGGAATTACCTTACCATCTAATTCAACAACGGTAACATCATTTCTAATAAATAACTGCGACATCACAGGAACATTAAACCTAAGTAACTTATCTAATCTAGGTGGTGTTATTGCATTTAATAGTAATGCAAACCTAACTGGACTTACACTACCCACCAACTCTGTTGCTATAACTAGCTTCAATGGGTCTTCATGTAATCTAACTGGAACAATAAACTTATCTACATTAAGTGGACTTGGAGGCGTGTTAAACTTATCTACAAATCCATTACTTACAGCACTAACACTTCCTACTTCTTCACAGTCATTCACCAGCATAAACCTTCCTTTTTGTGATATAACAGGAACACTGAATTTATCTACGTTATCTAATATAAGTGGTGCTATTAACGTACAGGGTAATGCTAACTTAACAGCGATAACCTTACCAACAACATCAAATATATTTACATTATTTAATGCTATTGACTGCGCGTTAGGATTCATAAACCTTCCTTCGTTTTTAACAGGTACAAACAATAACATAGACATAAGACTTACATCAAATGGCTTTACAGCAACAGAAGTGAATCAATGGCTTAACGCATTAGATGTAGCTGGATGGACTGGAGGTACATTACTTATTGCTGGTGGTTCTAATGCAGCCCCAGACGGATCTAGTGGGGGTATTGATGGACTTACAGCAAAGTCTAATCTAATTGGTAAATCTTGGACAGTAACATCGAACTAATATGGCTATCTTAGATACAAATAAATACAAACTAATCTACTCAGATTCAATAGCTAAAGCGTTAATAGGTTTGGGTGGTATCACTGAAACATTAAATGATTATGTTCAGCATACAACCATAGATGGTTTAGCTGATTTAGTTATATCCAATGCTATTGATATATCTCCATTATACCCAGAGATAGATATTAAAACAATAGAGTGGGATAAAGCAAATTCTGATTATCAATTAAGGAATCACGAGGGTAGTGCTTTTGAGATCGTAAATAAAATACAACTCATTGAGCAATTAGAGACATCAACAGAATTAAGAGCTGAGTTACTTAGATCTTACATTCAAAAATTAAGTGCATGACAGTAGATCAATTATATAAATTCGTTTTATTTATTGCAAAGAAGAATCAAAATGGTGCAAACCCATCTCCTGATGAGTTTAACCTTGCACTTAGTAGAGCCTACATTGAGTGGGTAATGAATAAGTATGGCAACGACAAGAAGCTTATTCAAGGTAAAGATGCTCCTATGGTTGCCTACCAAAAGAACCAAAAGATCTCTGATGACTTGATGTTCTTAATGGAGACTAGAGCCTTTGATATAGTAAATGGAATATTACCTATACCAAACGGAACAACACAAGATATAACAGGGGCAATAGCACCTTCTTATTTACATCTTTCCTCACTCAGATACACGTACTATGTTAATTGCAAAGGCACGTACACAGAGAATGTAGCAGACATAGAAATCCTTAGAGACGATGAGGTTGCAAGCGTGATGTCCTCTCGTATTGTAAAGCCAAAGAAAGATTTTCCGATTGGATATTTTGGTAAGGACTCAATAACAATAAAGCCAAGAGAAATAAATAGAGTTACGATGACTTATTTACGTAAGCCTACTGTTCCTGTTTGGGGTTATGTGATAGCAAACAATAGACCTATGTATGATTCAGCGACCAGTGTACAACTAGAGAGTCCTGATGAAACACACAACGATATAGCTATGAGAGTTCTTAGATATTTAGGTATATCTATAAGAGAACCACAGTTATTTCAATACGCTAACGCAATGGAGAAAGAAGGTATCTAATGGCAAAAATTGATAAATATACTTTAGCAGAACAGGTAATAAGAATATTGCATGGAGGTAATCCATCTGATGATGTTCGCATGGATGTTCGTGAGGTTGCTTTATTTGTAGAGCAGGCGTTCTCTTCTATATTAAGACGTAGATTATTTGAGAATAAAGAGCAGTCTAATCAAGAGGTTAACGGTTCTTATATCTACACATTTAAGAATGTAGAGGTATTAAAAGACGAGGACTTAAAGTTATACTACTCAGAGCTTCCTGCTACTGCTGTTGATATGCCGAATGAAATTGGTATGCAATACGTAGGGTATATGCAGGATCAAAAAAATCCATTCATTAAAGTATCGCATACATTCTGTGCGTTATTTAAAGGATCAATGGCTGGCAAGCTTCAGGGCAATGTAGGGTATTATGTAGAGGGAGATCGTGTGTATTACATTAACTGGGATCAAGGAACTGAAACATGCAAGGTATTAATTAAAATGGTTGTATCTTCTTTAGAAGGAGATGGAAACGATGCTTTTGCAATAGATAACTGCAATCAATTCTACATACCAATAGATATGCAAGAAGAGATTATAATGAAGGCTGTGCAATTATACAAGCTACACAAAGACATTAAACAAGATATAACAAACGACAACGTAGATGAATAATTACTCGCTAGATAGTGTTGTTAGGGAATACCTAATAGAGAAGGGAGATAACTCAATGTCTACTTATGCTCAGTGTTTGTCTTATTCTGTTTCTTGTATCAGAGAGATGGCGATGGATGTTAACGGTGTAGACAAATATGTTTCTCTTACGATTAACGACAACGGCACCGTTGATTTACCTTGTGATTACATGGATATTATCTCTATTGGGATTGATATAAATGGATCTATTCAAAAGCTAACATCAGCAAAAAACATCAATCCGATATTACCTTACGATGACTGTGGAAATGAAACTGCAAAAGCTATTGAATCAGTAGACAGATTATACGAAATGAACTTTCCAGACCTTCACACCAGAAACGGGGAGAACAAAGGTGGGTACTTCGGAAACGGTGGAGGAAACAACCCATTTGGTAATTACATTGTAGATACACAAAACCAAAGAATATTACTTTCTTTGCAAGTGGGAACAGCTAGTGTGATCTTACATTATTTATGTGATCCTGCTTTGATTGATGGCACATACAATGTTCATTCTTACGATGTTGAAGCTGTAAAGGCTTGGATATGGTGGAAGGACATTCAGAAAAAACGTAATGTTTCTATGAGTGAAAAAGAGATGGCTAGAGTAGAGTGGAAGAGAGCAAAGATGATGGCTAAGAGAAGACACAAATCATTTACCTTAGAGGATGCTGCTAGTGTGCTGAGAAAGTACCAGCAGCAAAGTCCTAGAATGTAACAATAGAGCCAATGCTAGAAAAAAGAACGTTCAACGGTGGTGTAGATAAAGATACCGAGCTTAGACTGGTACAACCTGGTGATTACAGAGATGCTTTGAATATACAGGCATCTATGACATCTGAAGGGTCTGTTGGTGCTATTGAGAAGGTTCGCGGTAATGTTTTTGTAGATGGTGTTAACTTCACTCAATATGCTGGTGATGTTTGTATTGGAGGAGTAGAAGATAAGACAAACCAAAAGCTTTATTATTTCCTTTGCAATACAGTAAGCGCAACAAACCATAGAGTTGTGTGTGTTAATTATGCTGAGTACAACATAGATGAGCAGATCACTGTGATTGCACACAGTGCAGCATTAAACTTCAACAAAGATTATTTAATCACTGGTGCCAACGTAGTAGATGGACTTCACTTATATTGGACAGATGATTACAATGAACCATCAAAGATATATCTACCTAGTGCTGCTACTGGTTTTTATTTAGGACAGCAAACACGTGAGTATTTTGATGCTATACCTCATGCTCCTTTATCAGCTCCAGTTGTTAGGTACATGACAGATGATTCTGTTTCATCCAACAGTATGGATGATAAGTTATATCAATTTAAGTACAGGATTGTTTATAAGGACGGAACAAAATCCGCGTTCTCACCAATATCTAAAGTTGCTATCCCTCAATACATTGATACTAACGGAATGAACAATCTAAATGAAGATAATTACATAAACATAGAAATATCTTCTGCTTTGCGTAACAAATATTGGAACGTATTTTCTTCTGCTATTGAGGTTGCAGCTAGAGATTCAAATCTAGGTGATTTTTACATAATAGACACAAAAGACACAGCTTCACTATCTAGCTATTCTTTTAATTGGTATAACAACACACAACTAAAAACCATACCACTAAATGAATCAATACTACTATACAACTTCACGCCAATAAAAGCTAAGTCGCAAGAGTTGATAGACAGTAATAGATTGTCTTATGGTAATTTCTTAGAGGGTTATAATAACATACCTACAAATTTAAGTGCTGGAATTGATAAACTAAAGGTTGAATTATCTTTAAATAATTCTGCTAACCCGATAGACTACGGAACTGTTGTTCAGTACATACCTAGTATGTCAGCCACATCTAACGTTATAACAATAGGATTTAATGGGTTCTCATATGGGTTATATACAATAGTTATATTGAAGAGTGATGGGAATAGAGTGTCTATACAAGTTTCAGCGAGTGAGTACAATGGGGCTATAAATGCTTTTTACTTAGACACAGCATCTTACGTAAGAAATGAGATTGCAATTCAGTTAGATGGATTAGGTATTCCATACACAACGGCTGGTGCTGCATCAAGGGTAATAACACTAACTAACTCCACTGTAACATCATACTACACGTCTTTACAAGAAGAAGATCAATACGCACTTCAACTTCCAATGAAGACTTTAAAAAGAGGTGCTAGTCATAAATTCGGAATAGTCTATTACGATAAATCAGGAAGATCTTCTTTGGTTCAAACAGATGAATCAATGTCTGTTTTCGTGCCTTACAGTAATGCTGAAGGTGGTTTAAATGCTATAACACCTAGATTTAAAATATACCACAGACCCCCTGAGTGGGCACATAAATTCCAGATTGTTTATGGTGGTAATGACACATTTTTAGATGACAAGGCTGGAGGACGTGGGTATTTACAATATATTGTTGGTAAGTACTATCCATCAACAGTAAGTGGGGAAGTTGAGATGGACATAAGTGGAATTGCAGTAGGAAGCTCAACAACTCAAGCTGGAAGTGACAGCCAAATATCTTATGGGTTTTCAAGTGGAGATATAGTTAGAATAATAGCAATTAACAATGATCCAAACTATCAATCTCCGTATGATGCACAATATATATCTACACCATTTACGGGCAAAGTTGTTGGATTTGATCAGGGAACTGGAAAGTTAAGGGCTTATTTTCAAGATCAAAACATATATGGATTTGCTTCCAGTAACATTGTACTGATTGAAATAATCAGTAAAGCTACACCAATTGAATCTATTTTCTACGAAATAGGAGAGGCTTATGATATAATAAACCCAGGGCAACCACACAGAACCCATTTTAGTCAAGAGAGTCCATCCAGTTATTTTAATAACATACCTGCTGTTATAAATGCTGATTTTGGAGATGCTTGGCTAAAAAGACGTGTGATGAAATTCACTAATAGCACTGGATCTGCTGGGTCTATATTTTCGGTTGAGGAGTCGCATTTCAACGACAAGTCGGATTCAAATGATTTTGATTACGGAAGGATAAATGTATCAGACAAAAACTTTAAACAAATAAGGCGAAATGCAACAGTACGATACTCCGATGTTTATATACCTGATACAAACCTCAATGGGCTTGGAACGTTTTTTGACATCAGTTTCGTGGATTATGAAAAGAGCTACGGCTCTATTCAGAAGTTATACGCACAAGACAAAAAGCTTATTGTATTCCATGAGTTAAAGGTAGGACAGGCGTTAATTAACGAATCTACACTCAAAGACACAGGAGGTCAAACCCTCGTGCAAAAATCAGATCAGGTACTTTCCGATATTCAATACTATAACGGAGACTTTGGGATAAGTGATTGCCCTGAGAGTTTTGCTGTATATGGGTTTGCTAAGTACTTTGTAGACAAGTTCAGAGGTGCTGTTCTTAGATTATCTAATGATGGAATAAACAAGATTAGCGACTACAAGATGCACACGTATTTCACTGATCTATTAAGAAATACGAGAGATGCGAAAAGCAGAGTAAGAATACTAGGGGTGTACAACGAGATCAACTCAGAGTATATACTTTCAGTAGATACCGTTACTGCAACAATAAATAGAACCACTTTAAATAACTTAGGGGAACCAACAGTAATAACGCGAGACGTTACTATCAGTCCTGCTGTTACATGGGCTTTCTCGGAAGCTTCAAACAGATGGACAAGTAGATTTAGTTTTACTCCTGAGATGATGCTAACGTATGGTATAGATTACTGTACATTTAAAGATGGTGGATGCTGGTTACATAATTACGACAGGTTTGATTCTTATGCTAATTTCTATGATACTCAGTATGATTCAGAGTTAGAGGTGATCTCTAATATGGCTCCATCAAATGTGAAGTTCTTTAAAGCATTAAGCGTAGAGTCTAACGAGAAATGGGAAGCTCCTGTGATAACAAATCAAAACAACCAAGAAACAGAATTGCTAATAGATGACTTTGAAGAAATAGAAGATGTTTATTACGCAGCTCTACTTAGAGACAAGACTACACCAAACATTGCACTCCCTTTATTTAATGGAGATGACATGAGGGGAAACGAGCTTATAATAAAATTAAAAAACTCTTTAAACACGTTTGTAAAACTTTTTTCTGTTGGAATTAAATTTGAGCAGTCAGAATTAACAAATAAATAAAAAATTATATATATATTACATTATGGCTTTACCAGTAATCTTAGGAGCACTTCAAGTTGGGATGGGAATTTACCAGACCCTTAAAGGCAATAGTATGGCTAAGGGATTAGAACGTCCTAAATACACTATACCAGATGAGGTGCAACAAAACCTTACAGCATCTCAGATGAGAGCCTTAGAGGGTTTGCCAGAGGAGCAAAAGAAACAGTTTGTGCAGAATGTACAAAGAGCAAGTGCTAATGCAGTTAACGCAACAGCAGATAGAAGAAGCGGTCTTGTAGGTATTGCTGGTGCTCAGCAAAGAGAAGTGGATGCTTATACAAACTTATTAGGACAAGATGCTGCTGCAAGACAGGCGAATGAGTTAAGAGTAGATGCAGCAAGACAGAACATGGCTGATTACAAAGAGCGTGCTTTTGAGATGAATGAGATGAGTCCTTATTTAGAGAAAAGACAACAGGCTCAGGCTATGCAAGGATCTGGCATGCAGAATATCTTCGGAGGTATTAACGCAGGGGTAAATGCTTTATCGCAGATCTCTAATGCTAAGAATGTAGCAGGAGCTTTAGGAGTTGGTGCTAATGCAGCTCAATCTTTAGGAAATGGAGCTCAATCTGTTAGTAATGCAGCTCAATCAATGGTACCACCAGCACAACCAAATATGATCCAACAGGCAGTGGGAGATATAAGTAATGTCCCTCTTGGTCAGTACGGTACACCATCTAGTTACGGACAACAATCTGCTGTTAATCAAAACGGTACACTAGCTGGTGATCCTTACGCGTTAAGCATGAATCAAATAAATCCAAGTGGTGCTGCCTTTGGTGGTGCAAACGGTTTAAATTTTAATCCTTACTAATGTATAATTTCAGAGACGCACAAAGATTACCGCAAGGTATAGGTATAGGAGAAGCGCAAGTATTTAATGTGCAGGATGATGGTGTGGATTTA